AAACGCGGCTCTCCGACAGGGCGCTGGACATCGCCGAGGAGGCACAGGAGCACGCCGCGGCGGCGCTGGATCGGGAGCGCAGGATGCTCCTCGCGCTGGGGCCCGTCTCCAGCGCGGAGGCCTTCGATGCGCCGTCGGGCGCTCCGTGCCTTCGCTGCGGCGGCGCCTACGCCGTGGCGTGCCCGCTCTGCTCTCTCGCGGGGGACCGATGATCGCAGCCGGCGCCCCCACCCCCGCCCCGCAGCTCCTGCTCTTCGAGCTGCCCCCGGTCGCGGTCCTCATCCCCGCGGAGGAGGTCTCCCACCGCCCCGCGCGTCCCCGCCCGAGGGTCGACGCCGCGCCGGCCCCGTGCTCGCTCTGCGGTTACCCCCGCACCTTCCGCCGGGGCGTCTGCCGCACCTGCCACCGCAAGCTCTCCGACGGAGGGCTGGAGCAGCTCCCGGACCTGCGCAGCGCCCCGGGGCTCCTGTGGCTCTCCCGCCGGGACTACCTGATGGCCTGGCGCGCGACGCTCCCCCCGACCGTGGACCGCCTCCTCGTCGAGGTGTTCGCGGCCCCCCTCGCGCGCCCCGCCGACGCCCTCTCCCTGATCGCCACCACCCCGGCGCCCCTCGACGCGCCGACGGAGGCCCCGTGACCGCACGCACGCAGACCGCGCCAGACGCCCAGCAGGGGGACGACGCCACCGCCACGGCCTCTCCCCCTTCGGGCACCCCGAAGGCCCGCAGGAAGGCCAGGCCCGCGCCGGGGAAGGGCGCCAGGAAGGCCAAGCCCGGGACCCCGGCGAAGCAGGGCAAAGCAGGGCGGCGGCGAATCGGACCCGAGGCGAGGGAGGAGGCGTACCGGCTGATTTCGGAGGGCGTCCCCATGCGGGCCGTCGCTCGGGAGCTGCGGGTCCACATCGACACCGTGATCGCGTGGCGCGACTCCAGCGAGGGCAAGGAGCGCCTCGACGCCCTGCGCGCGAAGCGGGACCAGGAGCTCGGGGCGATCCAGCGCAAGGCGCGGCTCCAGCTCGAGGCGCTGATCCCCCGCGCGGTCCAGCGCCTCGGGGACGCGCTGGAGTCCGCGAACCTCAACGTGGTGGTGCGCGCCTCGGCGCAGATCCTCGACCGCGCAGGGATGCCCCGCACCGAGCGCGTCGAGGCGGTGGGCGACGGGGAGATCGACCTCTCGGAGCTCACGGCGGAGGAGCTCGACCAGCTCCGCGCCCTGCACGAGAAGGCCTCGCGGCGGGGGCCCCTGGCGTGACAGCGCTGCGCCTCACCGCGAAGCCCTGGGCGAACGTCACCGCAGGGCGCGACGACGCGGGCGCCGGATGGGTCGACGTGTGGTGCGACGACCACGAGCACCGCCGCGAGGCCGTCACCGCCGCCATCGTCGCGGCACGGGGGCGCGCGCGCCGCGACCACGACACGCGGGGAAAGACCGCGCTGGCCGTGCCCCCGCGAGACATCACCGCCGCCCGGGACGCTGCCGCTCGCGCCCTGCGCGCCCGCGGGTACTCCCTGCGCGGGAGGGCGGGGACGTGAGCTCACCGCTGCGCGCCCTCTCGCTCGCGCTCGTGGACCGCGAGCTCGTGCGGCGCCGCGGGCTCAAGGAGTTCGTGCGGGTGGCGTGGCCGAAGGTGGTCAGCGCCCCGCTGATGTGGGGCTGGCACATGGATGCCATCTGCGAGCACCTGGAGGCCCTGCACCGGCGCCAGATCCGCGACCTCGTGGTGAACATCCCTCCGGGCTTCGGGAAGTCGACGCTGTGCAGCGTGCTTTTCCCCGCGTGGGTGTGGTCGGAGGACCCGGCGCACGCGTTCATCACCATCAGCTACGCCGCGCGCCTCGCGCTGCGCGACGCCCGCAAGGCCCGCACCCTCGTCGAGAGCGAGTGGTGGTCGGCCAGGTGGCCCGGGACCCGGATCGTGGACGACCGCAGCGCCCCCGCCGCTGCCGGGGAGTACACCACCACGGCGGGGGGCATGCGGTACGCCTCCACGGTCCGCGGGGGGGTCACCGGCTACCACGGCGACACGAACATCGTGGACGACCCGATCGACCCGCGCGGCGCGTCGCTGGTGAGCGGCACGGAGCTCGACGACGTCCTGCGGTGGTGGGGCGAGGACATGAGCACCCGCCACAAGAACCTCGCGACGGGCGCGCGGCTGCTCATCATGCAGCGGCTCCACGAGCGCGACCTCACCAGCGCGTTCGAGGCGAAGGGCGCCACGATGCTCTGCCTCCCGATGCGCTACGAGCGGTCGCACCCGCGTGTCTACGCCCGCGACCCGCGCCGCGAGGAGGGCGAGCTGCTTTGTCCCGCCCGCGCCCCGGAGGACGCCGTGCGGGCGCTGGAGGTCGACCTCGGACCACGTCAGGCAGCGGCGCAGCTTCAGCAGCGCCCCGCGCCGGCGGGCGGCGCGGTCTTCCGCGAGGAGTGGTTCCGCTTCTGGGTCGACTTCCCCGACGGGCAGCAGGCGCAGAGCTGGGACATGGCCTTCAAGGAGACGACGGGGGGGAGCTACGTCGCCGCAGGGCTGTGGGTCGAGCGCGGCACCGACCACTACCTCGTGGACGAGGTCTTCGACCGGATGGACTTCGCCCGCACCCTTGTCGCCGTCGAGGCGTTCAGCGCGCGCTGGCCGAAGGCGCTGCGAAAGCTCGTCGAGGCGCGCGCGAACGGCCCCGCGGTGGTGTCCATGCTGCGCGAGAAGCTCCCTGGACTGGAGCTCGTGGAGCCCTTCGGCGGCGCGGGCAAGGTCGGTCGCGCCAACGCGGTGCAGCCGCTGGTGGCAGCGGGGCATGTGTGGCTCCCGCACCCGACGCTCGCGCGCTACCCCGATGGGCGCGTGGGGGCGCCGTGGGTGAAGGCGTTCCTGCACGACGTGACGACGTTCCCCGTGGGGACGAGCGACGACCGGGTGGACCAGATGACGCAGTACCTCAACCACCGCAACGCCTTCGCGTCGCGGTTCGTGAGCGCAATGAAGGCCGCTGCGGCGGCGGGGAGTCGGTGATGGCAGATCAGCAGGGCATGGTCGGAAGGCTCGTGAGCGCGATGGGGAGCCTCGGGCGCGTGGTGCGCGGAGACTCGTGGCAGAACACCGTCACGGGCGTCGGCACGAACTACCGCAAGAACGCGATGGTGTTCACGCCGTCGCTCGCGGACTACCTCGCGGACGAGGAGCTCGCGCGCCTCTACGAGCTCGACGGGATCGCCGCGCGCATCGTCGACGCGGTCCCCAAGCACGCGATGCGTCACCAGCCTACGGTCAGCGTGGGCGACGCCGCGACGAGCGCCGCGGTGAAGGCGCGCCTCGACGACCTCGGGGCGTGGCAGGCGATGCAGGACGCGTGGTGCTGGGCCCGTCTCTTCGGCGGCGGCGCGGTCTTCGTGGGGGCGGACGACGGGCGCGACCCGGCGCTCCCGCTCGACGCCGAGCACGTCTCCCGCGTGCGCTTCCTGGTGACCGCGGATCGCCGCGACCTCCAGTCGCAGGCGTACCACGAGGACCCGCTCTCCTCGCGCTACGGCACCCCCGCCACCTACCGGCTTATGCGCCAGGGCGGCACCTCGACGAGCATGGCGACGGTCCACGCCTCGCGGCTGATCCGCTTCGACGGGGTCCCGACGACGAAGCGCCGGCGCCTGGAGCTTCAGGGCTGGAACGACAGCGTTCTGCAGCGGGTACACATCGAGCTCCAGGGCGCGCGTGCGGCCTTCGCGGGCGCCGGGACCCTGCTCCAGGAGGCCAGCGTCACCGTCGTCGGGATCAAGGGGCTCATGGGTCTCATGGGGTCGGACCCCACCGACACCCTCAAGACGCGCTTCGACGTGATGCAGCGGATGATGAGCATCGGTCGCTGGCTGCTGCTGGACGCGGAGGGAGAGACCGCCTCGCGCCTCGAGGTGGGCGCGCTCACGGGCGTGGTTGACGTGATGGACCGCTTCGTGGCGTTCCTCGCGGCGGTGTCGGGGATCCCCGTCACGGTGCTGATGGGGCAGGCCCCGGCGGGGCTGAACGCCACCGGGGAGGCCGACATCCGGAGCTGGTACGACGAGGTCGCCGCGGAGCGAGAGCGCGTGCTGCGCCCCGCGCTGGAGGGACTCGTCCGGCTGATCCTGCGCTCCTCGCAGGGCCCGACCGGGGGCGTCGAGCCCGAGGGGTGGCGCATCGACTTCCCGCCGCTCTGGCAGCCCACGCCGAGCGAGCAGGCGGACCTGCGCGCGAAGGTCGCGACGACGGACACCGCGTACATCACCGCGGGCGTCCTCACCCCCGAGGAGGTGGCCCTGAGCCGTTTCCGCCCCGATGGGTGGAGCGCAGAGACGGAGGTGGCCCTCGACGCCCGGCGCGCCGCCCTGGAGGCGTCGCTCGCGGGCGAGGGTGAGGTACCCGAGGGCGAGCAGGCGTCGCAGGACGCGGACGGCGGCTCCCAGGCTCCCGCAGTGGACCACGAGGCCGTGGCCGCGATCCTCGGGCGCGTCGCCGCGAGGGAGATCCCGCGCGCGTCGGGCCTCGCGATGCTCGCGCAGCTCGGGATGGACCCCGACGCC